GCTCGAACCTGTCACGATCATCATTCAAACGGTTCTGTTCTTGCTGTTGTAGGAAGTTTCCGGCGTTCATACCGAAGTTAGCACATTCACCCATGGTATTCAGGCCCATGCCGTATGCGCCCATGATGTTCTGGTTAGCCCTTCCGGCTGCATTTAGTGCATCGCCTTGGTCTGAGAACTGCCGTGCTTGCTGTTGGAGGGATCTATCGATCAGTTGGTTCTGTAGGCCTGTGCGTACATCGGCTGCACGGTCGTCAAAGTCACGTCTAGCGATGGCATCAGCCACACCTGCACGACTTGAGTTCATGTTTCCGGTTCCAGAGGCTGAAATGTTGCCTTGACGGAGGTTCTCGTCCAGACCTCTGCGGCTGTCACGGAGGGCTACGTTTGCTAATGCGTCTACATTGTTATTTGCGTAGTCCATTGCAGTCGCCATGCGGTCTTGACCTGCACCATCAGCCATTCCCATGTACTGACCGTAGAGATCGTTAGCATTCTGTCCGAATCCGGCTGTCTGGCCCATTATATTGGACCCACTGTTCTGCATCCCAAGACCAAACTGGCCCATTTGGTTGGCTGTGCCTCTGTTGAACTGATTAGGTCCTGCGTAAGTCTGACCTTGGTAGTTACCTGTTTCTAGTACTCCGCCTAAAGCAGCATCTGCAGCCTTTAGGTTAGGCTCAACGTATGGTTTGTACATATTGAACGATGCCATATTGGCGGCGTTGGCTCTGTCCATGGCTTTGGCTTGCTTGTTGGCACCCATAAGTCCCATTCCACCGCCAATGATTGCACCGCCTATTATTGCAAAAGACATATAATTATTCCTTCTATTTCTGTGATAGGAACTTGTCTAAACCTGATAGGTCTGGTTCCTCTAGGCCCATGGCCTCATATGTTGGGCTAATAACCTCGTCTTCAATTTTATCGAGGCTTTGTTCGTCTGTTTCTTTTGTAAGGTGAACTGTTGTGAGTAGTGCATCCTCTTCAATGTAGAAGACACGTTTAACTCCAGCAGGGGATACAAAAGTAACAGGGCCATGTAGCCTTTTCTTACCGCCATCTTCAGATACAACAACAATCACGCCTTTAAGTAAGAATGTCAGGTGTGCTTTCTTGTGTAATTTGCCGACTACAATCATGCCTTTAGGCATAAACAATTCTCGTGCATAAGTTGAACAGCCGTAGTCTTTATCCGTAGGTGTAAAGTAGTGATTGAGTTTTGTTTGATCAGTAATGTCTTCAATGTAGCCTTCTTGAACGCCATGAAACATCATCTTTTGAAAAGCCATGATTGATGTACGTCTTTGTAAGTCTTGCTGCATTTGTTTACCTCTATACGGCTGTCCAGTTAGTCCCATTGTAAACAACTAAACCACTGTAACCGTTACTGAGGGGATCCCATGGCGATATTGCGTATCGAACCATGCCCTTGCGTTTAGACTCAGGCTCTTGATCTGTTACACTTATTGCTGCATCGGTTAGTGTCCTTATTGACGACTCTATTTCTCGGAGTTGATCTTGGACGTAAGGACCTAGTTGATCTTGGTTTATTGTTGGCGTTGGCCTTCGAACATAATTCTTGACCAAGACGTTAAGTAAGTCGGAAAGAGCCATTAACTACCTCCTGCCTGTGACAATCACATCCAAGTCCATACCAGAGAACGCAAAGTCCTTGAGAGTAGGACATGCTAATTTGTAACTGAGGTATCTGCCTGAGATCCGAGTATCGACTTTGTACTCTACATTCGAGTCAAAGGTTATTGCTGACTCATAGTTTGGAGTGTTCGTCGGTATATTTGCCGCTCCAAATGTAAATTCAAAGTTACCATCTGTATTAGGTGTGTTCATCTGAGGATAAAACGCATTGATCACTTTGTAGCCTGAGAGCGGAGTCCCTTGCTCATCTAAATCTATACCTGTTCGCTCTAAGAACGCAGGTTTACTCACGGTAGTATCTGCCGCCTCAGTTAAAGACCCAAGGTCCGGCAAATCGAGACCGTACATTGTAGACCTAGAGACACCAGTTGTTGACTTGGAAACCATAAGTGCATGACGTTTAAACTCAGACTCTTGGCTCAAGTAAGTACCACCTGAGTTAGCATAATTTATGCCAGAATCGACTGAACTATAGGATTCCGCTGACGAAATGTTGGCAATACTTCCACTCACCACATTAGGTAAATCTTGGAAGGTCCAAGTATCCTCTTTGTAGTTGTAGACAGCCGCTCGATTACACTTGTCTCCGTCTTCGAAAACAGCAAGATCGTCGCCTGAGTGATAACAAAAGTATACCTCTTCAAGGTTAGCGTTATGTAACACAAAACACTCGTCACGCTTGTTGTAGTCAATGCCGTTAAAGATGTAGTCTCGGACCCGACCGTCGCAGATAGACTGCCTAGTGTTGCCATCGGTGATATAGATGTCATCGAAGTCGAAAACGTAGTGCTTGCCTGTTACCTCAACTATACAGTTTTGGCTCATAACCCCTGCGTCGTCGAATAGTTTGCGGAAGTTAAAGATGAACGAACCACCAACAAACTCCATCATCCACACTTGGTCAGACGAGTAGATCAAGAAGTTGGACCCTAAAGTGGCTCCATCGACTATAGATGTTTTCATCTGTACTAGGTCGTTGAAACCTGCAGACTCTGTAGTGTCTGTTTCGTCCCAAGTAGTAGGGACACTGTTCGACAATGCTGTAGTACTAAAGCGGACCCTGTTCTTATGATCGACACCGCCTTCTGTAGTGTTCAATGCAATCAGGAAGTCTCCGAAAGATCTGAGGGCTTTTGTTCTGTATGTCGAAGGCCAGTTTGGCAGGTTTGTGAAACTAGAGTTACTAGAAGTCCTATGCAAAGGGATCTGGTCACTGCGGTTTACATAGATGACATTTGCTAAAGTTGTCGCTGTTACTTCATGTAGAGGTGATTGCGTAGTGGCTGCATGTCGTGTCGTAAACACACCATTACTCAACTCTTTGATCTGGAAGGTATCGTCGATCAACAGGACAGTATCGTAACCTGTGGCTGACTGTATGCCATAGGCAAAAATTGGGTTGCTTATTGTACTGGCTGGACTGACGTCTCTGAAGATTGGACCGTGGGTCACTTTGCCTTCGTGGAATCTGACGTTCTTGCCTCGAGTGAAGCCGTTGATCGGTAGGTTGTAGGGGTCAACGTCAGTGACCACACCTACAGAACCTAGTCCTCGGACTGGTAAGTTAGGCACTACACCCTCCTCCATTCTAATAGTTTTCTTTATGTGCTAGGCTTCCTCTGCCCACTCGTAACAAGTAAATTGCTCGATCCGCCATCCTTGCATTTGGACATCCACGACACCAACGCTAAGACTGTCCATACACGCCTTTTTATCTGTAAATATTCTTGGGTGTGATATGGTTTGACATTCGCTTACATGGAGCGAACAAGCGAAGATTATTGCACTAAACATGACTCATGCCTCTTTTCCCATCCATATGGCGAAGGCTCCTGTAGCGGATCCCATTACGACTGATACTAGGGCTGACTGCTGTGTCGTAGGGTCCGGTAGGTTCATAAACCACTCCACCACCCTCCACGACATGACTGTAAAAGCGATCATCATGCCTCTAGGCCATATGAGCCAGTCATCTAAAAATGTTCTAACGCGCTCGACCATTCGTCACTATGTCCAAGCCTCAAAAATAAGATCCCAACTAGCGTTTGTTAGTGCTGCAACCCCAGAGCCTGTTTTTGTTTGAAGAAATACAGAGGATCCAGCTACTGTAATCTGTGTGGCGTTAGCAGACACAGTAGTACCACGGGCACCACTACCCTCGTTGTGTGAAGTTAAGCGGATAACATCTCCAACAGCATAGCCTAAGTTTGCCGTTGTGCATACAATACTTACTTCCCAACGTGAGGGTAATCCCCCTAATCCGTGTGTTGCAGAGGTGACATTAGAGGTAAAAGCAACCTGAGATGTGAAGGCAGGTGTAGAACTTGGTTCTAAGGCAATAATGGCAGCCTTTATATTTGCAGGTGTAACTAAACTAGCTGTCCCACCTGTACCTGCTTGCCATGTACCTGTAGTTTGAGTTGCTGCTACATACTTTGAGTTTAACTGTGTCTGAATGTTGCTAGTAACACCATCCACATAGTTTAACTCGGCGGTTGTCGCTGTAGCACCATCAAGTTTATTGAGTTCGGCTGTAGATGCTGTCAGTCCGTCTACCTTATTGAGTTCTGTTGCAGACGCAGTGACGCCATCAAGTTTATTGAGTTCGGCTGTAGTCGCTGTGATACCATCGAGTACATTAAGTTCTGCTGTACTACCTGTGTATCCGTCGATTTTATTTAGTTCTGTGTGTGACGCAGAGACTACTCCGGTGACGTTGGGGAACGTGGATTTTACCGCTGACTTGATGAGACGTATGTGGTCGTCTGCTTGCCCCAAGCCGTCTGTGGCGACAGGGTTCGACGTGTTCAGTTGGTCAATAGTGGCTGCTGTTTCTAAGCCCATCTTAAAGTTCCTTTTGTTTTCAAAAGTAGCCGCTGCTTTAAAGAGACGGACTACAACAACAACAACGCCGACCTTTAGTCTACTTTTTGAAATTGATCTTTTTCGTTGGTGCGTGGGGGTTGATTTCGGCTAGGGAACCTAAGTTTTCTTAGGTCGATCCACTAAGCCACTGTTTTTACTGGTGTTCTTTGACAGGGGACAGAATATCCCCAACGATACTGGGGGGGATGCAATGGTTGCATCGCTAGACATTAGCGCCATTAGTGAAACTTATTCGGCGAGGGTCATTTTCTTTTCGATACAGATAGGGACCACAGCCACTCACAGCCTCATCAGACCTCAGGATCACTCCAAGGTGGCCCACGATGCCTCAGTCTCTCTCGTCGCCTCTCGTGCCTCCGTCTCTCGCCCTCTCTCGACTCATAGAACACAAAGCGCAGCCAATGCCACACGACACAGCCAAACACTAGAACAATCAGCCCGACTTCGGGAGCCAAGACCAACACCAGATCCACACGGCAACACAAGCGCCGACAAGTCTACTCACGATCTTCCTTAGTCCGTCGATGAGGCGACACATAATCTCTTTCAGTTTCTTCAGCATCTTTAGTAACTCCCGATCTTTTGTCTGTGTTATTAGTTGCGAGAGGATCACCTGATGGTCGAGGGTTGGGCCTCGGCTCATGGGATCGACTCTCGCGCCTCAAGCACCTCCGTCTATAGAGACTAAGGTCACTCAAGTTCTTTTGTTTGTGTTCTTTGTGTGGTCGAGGAGGATGTTTCCTCAGTCAACTATAGTGCAGACGTCGGCAGTGATCACCGCTCTTCTGCTTCTATAGGGGGACAGAAGGTCTTCTATTGTCTCTTTCAGTCACTAATTGACTGGCAAGGGGTTGACAGGGGATGTCCGTTGATTCATTAAGGGTCTAACGAGGCGTTGGGGCCTTGGTTTACATTTGATAGGGCGACAGGCCGCAAGGTGTGGCAGGGGACTGTAACTCCCCACCGAAAGCACCAAGCAGAGGCACACAGCCCGACTCAGGCCACTAGGCCACAGTAGACATAAAGTTCCGACATCCTCGTCTAACAAGACAGACAAGGAGAGAACATATGTCTAAAGAAACTAAATACTACACATTAATCTTGAACTATGGCGTCGAAGGTGACGAGTGGGTTGACGTCTTTGGGTCTTACGAACGTTCGGAGGTCGTGGACGTTTGGGAAGAAGGCTTCAAAGGCTATACTAGAGCATTTAATCACGAATACTATGGCGACGTGTGGCGCACAAAGCATCATATCATCGTCCCGACTGACGGATCACCGGAGGCACTTAGGGCTGTTCTAAAGTCTTTGAATGATCCTTCAATGTTATCTTCGGAGGTCAAGAAAGAAGCCGTTGAAGCAGTCGAAAAGAAAGCAGCGGTAGAGGCCATGGCCAACAGCCTAGAGGCCCAAGCAGTTCGCATCAACAACGACGTGAACGGCAATCCACGCTACCACCTCGGAGCGTACTTTTTCCAAGATGCTGAAGGCAACTTCATCCGTCCGGCATATGCCAACAAGTACAGAGGAAAGCAATATGGCGAAGGATGGGTGTTCCAGTCTTTTGCCCTCAAGAATGACCTCCGACAGTCCATAGACTGGACCTTTGGTCTGGAGGTGCAGTCATGAGCGGCAAGGTACACCACACAGTCTATAAGCCACGCTATCAGGCCTACATCCTCGACACCTTAACAGATCACGACGGCAACGAACTGCCCACGAGAGAGGCCAAGATCAAGCGTCTGTTCGAGCGGCTCAACTCAGAGTACGGATGGAGAGTTGCTCAAGTTGGCAAACAGAAAGCGATAGCAGACTGGCTGTCTGGTCTGGCTCTCCCAATCGCCTGTTATAATGGCGACATCATCGACATGGCTATTGAGTTTGGCTCAATCGATCCAGAAGCAAGCGACAAACTCCAAGACAAGGTCATTGATGGCTACTGGTCATTCATGGCGAACATCATCTGTGGCATGGAAAAGGAGGCGACATCATGAAGCGTCGTGAAGCACTTGCAATCGTGGGGGACGTCATCGGCGCCCTCTGCATCTTCGGTACATTTTACGCCAGTCTGTGGATTGGCGCTGCATTAATGGGAGTTAACTAATATGCTTAAACTAATCGCAAAAAACGACACGACCAACGACGCGATAAGCGT